GTATAGATCATGATTACCCATAATCATATAAACTTTTTCAAAGTTGTCGTTAAGTTTTTTAAATGCTTTGATTGAAGCATTCATTGTAGCAACACTAATACTTGCTCTGTGATGATTCCAGTCGCCTAGGAAAATACATGTTTCTGCATTTCTGGCATGTGCTTCAGCAATGAACCAGTCTATGTATCTTCCGCAATCTTCTAAATGTAAACGGCTGTTTTGCTTTAATCCGTAATGTATGTCAGTAAAACAAGCCGCTGTCTTAAACAGTTGGCTCATAAAAATTAATCGTTAGTATCAGTTGTTTGACTTGCGATTGCGGCCTCTCTGAGTTCACGCAATTCGTTTTCGTGTTGTATTTGTCTTCCATAACTTGGTAAATGACCTTGCTCAATAAGAATGTCATCTCTTATCATTTGGTTTCTTTTTTCCAAGTTAAGTACTCTTGTAAAACTGTTATTAACGGCGGCTGTATAATAAGCAAAAGGATTATCGGATTTTTGCTCATTAAACTGAAGACCAATATAACTTAATTGCAGTAATGCTTGTCCACGCATTTCATCTACATAAGTATATCCTCTCCAGTTACCTCTGTGACTATATCTTTCCACTAGTTTTAAAAACATAGTGCCAAGTTTATTTGTGATTTTTCCATGTTCAGGATTAAAGTGTCCGTTACCTAAACCTCCTTCCCAATGACTTCTTCCAACTTCCTTTAATTCATCATTAACGTATGCGTAATGTTTAAAAGGAGGGAAGTTTACTTTTGCTTTAGTTTCTGCTTCGTTCCTAGGATTTTTCTTCCTGCCTGGTTCTAAAGGAATGTGATCCATAGTCATAACACGGAAAACTAAATCTTCCTTGTCTATGCTTTTAGGATCTACTGCAAATTCTTTCTGCTTAGGTTTATTTCTGTAATCTTTAGGATCATGAAGTGCCATTGCGGCCTGGTATGCATCATATTGCATCTTTGCGGCTTTATTTTCTCTTGCGGCTTTTACACTGATTCTATTGATCTTTTTTACATCTTCTAATATGATGTCGAAAAATCCATAATTGTCATCTGCTAACCAGCAGTATGTCATTTTACTTTTATGGATTTCTTTAAGAATATCTTTGTTATTAAGATAGTTTACTTTTTTAGGCTGTGCCATTAATAACTCTCCTCAAAATTATAGTTCATTTATATTGTTAGTATTATACACAGTTCTAGTGTATTGTCAATTAATATTTACCAGATCTATGCAAAACTGGAAATTTTTATAGGAATAATAATTATAACATGTTTTAATAAAATTGATAAATAGAACTATTAGGAGATTAAATGAGTTTTTTAAAAAACATTGCTAGTGGATATTTGGGAAATAAAGCCAATAGTAAATTAAGTGGCATTAAAAATCCTCATGCAAGAAGAATTGCAGGAAACCTTCTGGGTGCTAGTCCTATTGGACAGTTCATTCCAGGACTAAGAAATCCTCCCAGAAACCCAGACCAAAATTTACTTTTTGGTGCAAGAATGTTGAGTGAATTACAATTAAGACAAGAACTTCAACAACAAAGCGAACAATTTGGTAATTTTGATTTAGTTGGTAATGAATCTCCAGTACAACAAAATTATGACTGGAGAGCAAGACTAAGACCTAAAAGAGGCGGTGCAGACTATGTGTATGGTATAGAGTATGCTCAAGATGGTACAGTAGGCGGTACAAACATATTACAACCAATTATAGATTCAGGCGGTCTTATTTGGCAATATACTCCTCAAATTTTCGTATCAGCAGGTGCTAATTACAATATACATGAATTACAAGGTATGAATTATCCTATTCATTCTTATATTAATAGTAGACCACCAGAACTGCCAATTGCTTCAGAATTTACAGCAAACGATATTGACGAAGCCAGGTACATGTTAGCAGTATTTCAATTTCTTAAAGTAATTACAAAAAGTTTTTCAGGCGATGCCGCAGTGGCGCAAGGTGTAGGTGGAACACCACCACCTGTTCTTTTATTTGAATATTTAGGAGAACATGGATTTAATAAAGTGCCTGTAATTGTAAAAGATTATTCCATACAATATGGAGAAGATGTTGACTATGTACCAGTACATTATAAAATGGGTTCGAAAGACACAGTAACTTATGTTCCTACAGCCGCACTGGTTTCAATCAACTTATCAGTAAACTACACACCACAGAAACTTAGAAAAAGATTTGACATAACTGGCCTTACTTCAGGTCAAGCATACTCGGACGGATTTATCTAATGGCTAAATTTCACAGTACAACTAGTTTTTTAAAAAATGCAGGTGCAATGGATGTGTTTCTAGATATAAATAATCTTCCCAAAATGCCTAAAGGATTATATGATGAGGATTATAAAATACAAGCAGACGTTGACGGTAGACCTGATATTTTAGCATACAAAGTATATGGTACTACATCTTTATGGTGGGTATTTGCATTAAGAAATCCAGATATATTAAAAGACCCTATACGAGATTTTAAAGCAGGTACTATTATAAAATTACCATCAGCAGAAGCAGTAAAAGTAGTAGGAGGTTAGTATGTCTGACATAATGAACGATCATTCAGAAAATGTCAAAAACATATATGGCAGTCAAGACAGCTCGTCAACAGATCCAAAAAGTACAACAACTGAAGAGAAAAAAGGATGGTTGAATACTGATAAGAAAAAACCACCATTAATAGTAAACGAATATATTGGAGAAGTACTAGGAAATATTTTAGATACTGTCGACCTACCAACATACCATTTAAAACTTTATATGATTGGACCTGGCAGTAAAAATAGCTCAGCAGGTTCAGAAGCAGGCACAACTGAAGATACCGAAGTCACATCATCAGAAGATGCAAGACAGGATGTAAGCCCAGGTGACGGGAATAGTCAAAGCACAGGAGCAACAGGCTATTTAAACAATCGTATGGATACAGACGATCCTTCAGATACAGTAGTACTTGCAGAAACAGGTGTAACAGAAGTAGGTATAGACGGTGTAGAGATAGTCACAGTACCAAGTGGTTCAGGTGGAAGCCATGCTTCTACAGTTAATTTTACAATTACACAGCCTAATGCGGCTGATTTCCCGGATCAAATAGTAAAAGCACGGACATATTTAGGTGCTCCTGCTGATGCTATGGATTGTCCTATGTTTTTAGAAGTAAGTTTCAGAGGCAGGAAAGAATCTAATTTAGATCCAGATAATTGGGAAACAGATGTTGCTGGTGGCGAAATAATAGGAAATGTTACAGGGCCATTTGTATATCCTTTATTGCTGAGTAACTTTTCAATGGAAATTACAGAAGCAGGGTCTACATACGAATTTTCAACTGTTGTCAAAGATGATATGTACACAGCAGATGCATTTTTTAGAACAAGTAAAATGTACACAATAGTAGGCACCACAATAGGCCAAATGCTTGGAGACCTAGAAAATCAAACCAACACTTATAATTTAGAGCAAGGAAAACCACAAAGGATATCTTTTGGATTAGAAGAAGGATCTGCAACAAGTGGTGTTGCGGGAGCCGGAAGTGCTGTTGGAGGGGCCGTTGCCGCGGCTACAGGTGTGGATTCATCTGCCTCAATAAAACAAAATTATAATGTGCCAGGGTTAGAACACATTACAGATCAGTCTCTAGATATTGAAGATACAGAAACTACTGCCAAAGTAACAAATTTAGCAGTCACAGAAAAGGCGGCAGAAGAAGGTACAGAAGGAGCAGAAGAAGAAGCAAAGAAGCCTAGAGAAAATAAATCCTCTATTAATAAAAATCCAGAAACAAATATGATAGAACTTACTCTTAAAGAAGGCATGGATATGACAAGAGTATTAGGATTGTTGTTGTCTATGAATAAAGAGTTTATGCAAAAGGCAACCAGAGCAACAGACGTTGAGGATCCTTCAAAAGAAGAAACAGATGCAACAAAACAAATATGTTGGTATGATTTTAATGGTAGTATGGAATACATGGATTACGACAGGAAAGAAAAGCAATACTACAAATTAGCACATTTAAACGCATACACTTTTATGAGCGATAAAACAGACATAGCAGTTTTTCCCTGGGAAGTAGACAGTAATAATAATTTATCTAAAGACCAAACTACTACCAGAGTTAATCAAATGAAAATTCAAAAGGCATACGAATATATATTTACTGGCAGAAACGATCAAATTTTAAGTTGCAATATTCAGTTTAACGAAGGCATAGCATTACTACTACCTCCAGATAGAGGTATGTTAGGAGATGTAAGTTTAAATGCCGCTAGTGTTTTAAAATCTACACCAGTACCTAAAGATGAAAGTCTAGACGAAGGAGGTATTGAAAAATTAAAAGAAGCCGCACAAGATGAACAAGGTGGCAGTTTCTTTGATCAATTAAAAAAATTAAAAGCAAATGTAGAAAAAGGAGAAGCATACCTTAAAGAAATAGGTAGTGCGGCTGGTTTTACAGAATCAAAGATTAAAGATTTAATAACAAACAGTAATGGAAAGGCCGCAAAAGAACTAGAAGAAGCATTGTCTAAAAAAGAAACAGCACAAGCAATAGCAGATAATGTTACTGCACAAAGAAAAGAAACAAATCAGGCTAATGTTGTAACACAAAGTGAAGAATTTAGTCCTTCACAATCAGGTTTTGTTTATGGCGGAGATCTAATAGGTAACACAAAATATGCAGAGCAAATAGCGGATGGAGGACAAAAGTTTAAAGAAGATAGAAAAAGTAAAGACGAACCAGAAGCAGACAAAGAAATTACAGATGGTGTAGCACAAAGAAAGAAATTCGAATATAAAACAGGATTCAGTAATGTAGGTACCACTAAGGGTATAAAGAACAACTTGTTTACATATCTTTATGATCAACATCAAGCAATAGAGTTTTTAATGAAATTAGAAATGCAATTAAGAGGCGATCCTTGGTGGTTAGGAAGAGCGGTACACAAACACGGCACAACTAAAACTCCTGTAGGATTTACTTCCCAGCAATTAAAAGAAACAGATGAAGACGGTAATAATTACTTAACAACTACAACAGATAATTTTTTCCTTTTTAGTTTAAATTCACCAAGGTTATTTGATCCTGATGTAGAAAACGAAGATAACAATACAGGTTTATGGATTAAAGAAGGAGACGGAACATCTTACTTTATATCTGGAATATATCAGGTAAGAAACGTAACACATAAGTTTGATAATGGTGTTTATACCATGGACATTATGGGTGTAAAAGAAACAGCAATAAGTTTAAACAACATGCAAAGAGATGGTAACTTTAGGTATATAGATGAAAACCGTACAGGGTTCTCAGCCAAGTTACAAGATGGTGTTGTTTCAGAAAGTGATAGAGAAGGTGCTACGGATACTGATGCTAGACAACCAAGTCACAGATATGTACAAGGGGCTCTGGCGGCGAACGAAGATGCAACACCTCAATCATTACTTAAAGATGAAAAAATTACAAAAGAGCAATATGATGCTTATGTGGCCTGGAAAAAAGAGGCAGATGCTGAAGAGAAAAGAAGAAGGGGTAATGGGTAACTATTATGGCTAAAGGTGATTACAGCAATAAAATTTTAGGTTCAGCATACAGCGATCCTGATCCAAATAAAGAGGCTCTTATAGACAATGGTATTTATTTGGCTAAAGTTGTCAATAATAAAGACGAGTTTTTAACAGGTTCAATAGATGTTGAAATACCTGCACTACACAGAACAACAGGCAAAAAAGTAAAGTCAATTAAAAAGGTTAGATTTGCTACTCCTTTTGGAGGAATATCTAATGTAGACAATGTAAAATCAGACGATACAGAAAAATTTGAAAACACTCAGCAAAGTTATGGTATGTGGTTTCAGCCGCCAGACATTGGCAGTATGGTATTAGTATGTTTTGCAGACGGTAACAGAAAATATGGATATGTAATAAGCCATATCTTACCACCAGAATTTAATCACATGGTACCTGGCATTCCAGCAGGTAAAAGTTTTCAGGGCGGAAACTTTTTAACACCTGTAGCAGAAAAAAACAAATATTCAGAACAGCCTGGGCATAATGATATTTTAAGACCTATACATCATGACATGGCAGAAGCCATTACAAAACAAGGCTTAATAAATGACGCTCTTAGGGGTGCCGGAACGGCAGGTTCAAGAAGAGATACACCAAGTCAAGTTTTAGGTATTCTTACAAAAGGTTCCAGAGGTAAAGACGGTGTTAAACCTGCACAGGCAGGACATCAGTTTATAATGGACGATGATCCTCAGTCAGCAATGATCAGAATCAGGAGTGGTAAAGGACAACAAATTTTATTAGATGATGTCACAGGCACTATCTACGCAATTAATAAAGATGGCAAATCCTGGGTAGAGATGGATATGCTAGGAAATATTAATATATTTGGTGAAGGGGATATGAACCTTAGAGCCAAAAAGAATTTTAATCTACGAGCAGATTACGATATAGTTTTAGAGGCAGGCCAAAATATCAGAATGAAGGCCGCAGGTGATAATATTGGTGGAGATTATACAGGTGAAACATTAGCCAAACTAGGTTTAGGACCAAGTGGCTCAGGTGGTAGTATTATGCTACATGCTAATCAAGATGTTAGTATGTTAGCAACTCGTAATGCACAATTATCAGCAGTAGGCGGAGATGTAGATATTAACAGTGGTAACATGTTTAAAACTTTAAGTGGTACAGCAACATCTATATCCAGCACCACAATGGGTGTTGATATTAATGCAAAAGCAGGTGTTGTGGCCATGGCCGCTCCAGCAGTAGGCATTACATCAGCATTAACAGGTATATCAGGAGGCATTATTAATTTAAATACTGGTCCTGCTCCTTTATTAACAGGATTAGATGTATTAAAAATGACTGCTACGCCTTTAGATGGTGTTGAGCAAGAAGATCAACCTAGCGATCCACCAGAGTATGACAGAGAAGGAGATGTGGCCCTTACAAGTGGCGGCCAACGACCAGGCACAAAAACTAAAATTACATCTATTGTTGGTACTCTTATTACTGCAGAACCTTATGCAGGACACGGCCAATTTGATCCACAATCAGAAGATAAAGAATCCATGGAAGAAGACACATCTGCAGATGCAGAAACACATGAAGGACAAACAAGTCCAGGCGATGAAGATCCTGCAGATACACAATCTCCTGAAGGAGATAAAGTAGGTGACGGCTTTAAAGACAAGGCAAGTGGTGCTGTAGGTAAAGCCAGTGAGATAGCAGATGCTGTTGGACAAGGTATTGCCGACGGAACTGGAGCAATAGCAGGTGCTATAGGTGGTATGATGGATCTTATACCTAATATGGCAGACGTAGAAGGAATGATTAGTGACTTCTTACCAGCAAGTTTACAAGATTTAGCAAGTTTACAAAACATGGACGGCTTAATGGCCGCAATGGGCATAGCAATACCACCATTTAGATTCCCTACAGGAAATGCTTTAGGAGATAAGTTTATTGGTATAGCAAAACAGATAAAAGAAATGGAAGCCAGATTAGGGCAATTTAGTTTAGATGGCTTTGACTTACCTATAGACATTGATGGTTTTGATGTGGGTAAAATGAAAGATGAAATAATGGGTGCGGTATCAGAAGTAACCGATGCTATAAACAAAGCAGAAGGTTTTTACGATCAATATGGTGAATTTAAAAGTCATGCTGATAAATTAAAAAGTGGACATCCTAATTATGCAGTAGATGAGCAATCAGGTTTACCAATGGGCTCTATGGGTATTAACAGCAATAACTTTACAGCAGTAAAAGAAAAACTTTCTGAAAAGGGCATAGATGTAACTGTAGATGGGCCTAGTTTAATTTTTGCAGATAGAAAAACTGGCACCAAGATAGTAGACATTTCAAATGGAATAGGTCCTGTAGGTTCTAATATGGGGTTAAGAAGCGAACTACAACTTGCTAAAAAGCAAATTGCTCAATTAATTACTGTTGATGTAAGTGGAAATCAATTACTTGCACTTACAAGTTTTGCATCACATATAGGTCTAAACAATTTTGCAAACAGCGAATTACTTATAGAACTTAATAAAGGACATCATTTTACTGTTCCAAAATATATGAAAAGATGGAGAACAGGTAAAGTAGGTGCTGATAGCGAAGTACAGGTTAGACAAGATTATGTACAAAGAAGAGAGTATGAAATAGAATTATTTACTACACCTGATTGGCTTAAACTAAGTCATGAAGAAATGGGCATAGTAAATGATAAAAACCTTTCTTTTAGGCAATTAAGAACTTTACTTAGGTCTGCTAAAGATAAAAAATATATAGAATTAGGTTATAAAGATATTAAAGTTTATTAATTTCTATTTTTAGATCTGCAACTTGAACAAGCAACCTGTATTTTTGCTCTTGTTCATCAGCAACTGCTTTTTCCAAAAGTTCAATATGATTTCTTAAACTATTACACTCATTATTTTTTTCTACAAGCATAATTCTTAGCTCTTCTTCAAGAGTATTATTTAATGTGGATACATCAGCCATTTTAGTCCTCAAAGATTATATTTTGTAACATATCTGTTACAGTATTATTTAACAAAACTTCACTATGACCTGCTTCTATAGTAACATTTTGAGTATTTTTAAAACCAGGCGGTGTTGCACCCTGGCTATCACATGATATCATGCCATCATTTGCTTTACCACCTAAACCTGCAACAGGGTTTGAACCTCTGGTACAAATAATATTTGTATGTTTACCATTAAAGTTTTTTTCCTTTAGTAAAGATAAAACTTCTGCTCCTGGTTTAGTGTTTTGGAAAACCTTATCCTTCCATAGCATAGCAAATATTCTTGCAACAGGAGTTCCTTCCCATGGTGTAGCAATAGTAATTAAATGTTTAACTCGCCTCGGATATACACTAGCATACCAACTGGCAATTAAACCACCAAAACTATGCCCTACAAGTACAACAGGCTCTTTACCAAACTCTCTTTCCTTTCTGATTCTTAAAATTTCTACAATATCAAAAGGATCATCTTCCATATCGTATGCAGGAGCAAAAAATTGGTGCTCAGGCAACTTCAAAGTGTAATAATTGAAGTTTTCTGGGCTGGCATTAGCACCATGTAAGTAGATCACTTTATTCATATATACATAATACACTAAATTTTTGTTTTGTCAACTATTAATTAAAACTTGTTATAATGAATATGATAAATACTTGCATGGCAACATTATTTAAAGGATTTAGTACAGTTGATAAAGTTAGGGCACCTTATACCCTTACAGATGCTGATCTTGTAAAGAGAGATTTATTAAATCATTTTTATACCAGAATTGGTGAAAGAATAATGAGACCCACATTTGGAAGTATAATTTGGGACTACTTAATGGAACCACAAGATCCTGAAGTACAAGAAATTATAAAAGAAGATATAGAAAGAATAGTTAATAGTGATCCTAGGGTAACATATCTGGAAACTAATTTAATTGTATTAGATCATTCAATACAAGCAGAAGTAAAAATAAAATATAAATTACTCAATAGTTCAGATACTTTATTTTTAGAATATGTCACAAGTAGTACGGACGACGCATAATGGCAACAGTAAATAGACAAAATAATTTATTCGCGGCAGAAGATTGGAAACTTGCTTATAAAATTTATAGCCAAGTAGACTTCCAGGCATACGATTTTGATTCAATAAGAACAGCACTTGTTGAATATATAAGAACAAACTTCCCTGAAAACTTTAATGACTATACTGAGAGTTCAGAGTTTATTGCAATTTTGGAATTACTTGCATTTTTAAGTACCAGTATTGCATTTAGAATGGATGTCAATACAAGAGAGAATTTTTTAGAAACAGCCGAAAGAAGAGACTCAGTATTTAAACTGGCAAGAATGTTAGGATATAATCCTAAAAGAAATGTTCCTGCAAGTGGACTAATGAAATTATCAGCAGTTACTACCACAGAGCCACTAACAGACAGTGAAGGCAACCAATTAAACAATCAAAAAATATTTTGGGACGACGCAAATAACCCAAACAGTTACGAGCAGTTTATTACAGTATTAAACTCTGCAATGAGTAGCACAAACAGATTTACAGCACCAGTTAAAACAGGTAAAATTGCAAATATCAATACAGAAAAATATTTACTTAATTCTGTAATTGGTAATCCTATAGCACACTCATTTAATATAAATGCAAATGGGGTAAACAGACAATGCGAAATAGTAAATGGCGATTTTAATGATGGTAAGTTCTTTTACGAAGACAAACCTAATCCATTAAGTGACTTTGGTATTTTTTACAGAAACGATGGACAAGGTATAGCAAGTAATAATACAGGATTCTTCCTGTTATTTAAACAAGGTACATTACAGTTTCAAGACTTTAACTTTACAACTCCTGTTGTAAGTAGAGTTCAAGATATAAACATTCAAAATATTAATGAAACTGATGTATATGTACAGGAAATTACCACAGGTGGTACAGTATTAAATCAGTGGACTAAAATACCCAATACTGTGGGACAAACATTAAACTACAATAGTCAAACATTGGGTTCTAGAAACCTATATGCTGTAGAAAATTTAAATAATGACGGCATAAGAATTAGATTTCCAGACGGAAACTTTGGAAACATACCTAATGGTGTTTTCAGAATATGGTACAGACAAAGTGATCCAGTAACATATTCTATACAGCCTGATGATGCAACTAATTTAAGTGTTGTAGTACCTTATGAAAATACTAATGGAGAACAGTATAATTTAACCCTAAGTTTTGGATTAAGATCAGCAGTTAATAACAGTTTACCTCCTGAAACATTAGCAACAGTTAAGGCAAATGCTCCTGAAACATTCTATACGCAAAACAGAATGGTAAGTGCTCAAGATTATCAGGTATTTCCATCAAGCCAATCTGCAAATATTAAAAAATTAAAGGCGACAAATAGAACACATGCAGGGCATAGTAGGTATATAGATATTACAGATCCCACAGGAACATTCCAAAGCATAGAGTCTTATGCAGAAGACGGAGTTGTTTATGCGGATATAAACAACAGTTCAGAAGATTTTACAATTAATGAAAACAATACAGCAACAGAGATAGTTAATAGTATATTGCCATTATATTTAAAGAAACAAAATTTAAACAATTTTATATATAACACATTTAGAAAAAGTGTAGTAGACACAACACCTGCTACCTTTGATACTAGTGGCAGAACTATAAATTGGGCAACACTTCCTGTTAAAACTTTAGGCTCAACAGGGTATATTACGGAATCAACATCTGCTGACGGTAGTGTTACTACTAGTGTTTTAATTAATACAACAGCAGAAACATCAATGTTTAAAGAAAATAACTTTGTAAAATTTGTTGACCCAAACAATGTTGCAGATTACAAATGGGTAAGGCTGACAAAAATAGATAATAATGGTCAATTATCAAGTGGATTAAGTACATCTACAGGACCAATTACAATAAGCAGTACGGTAACAAACGGATGGAAGGCAAATGAAATTATTTCCACATTAAGAAAAACATTTACTGCTACAGAGCAAACTGCAATTATAAACGAATTAAACAATAAAAGAAATTTTGGTTTAGGTTATGACCCTGCAACAGATGAATATTATGTCGTACAAAATGAAAATTTATCTGCTCCTACAAATGGAGTATTGCCTGAGTTTAGTTATGCTTTTGCAAAAGATACAGCATCCGCAAAAAGAGACGCCAGTTATATTATACATTTTAAATATAATGCAATATCTAATACTTCTTACAGTTATTCTGTAAGTGTAAGAGGACTTGATTATGTTATACAGAGTAAAGAAGATTTAAAGTTTTATAATGTAAAGAGTGTCAAAGTAACAGATAATAGCACTAAAGCAGTAAGAGATAAAATTACACTAAACACGTTAAATACTAAACCTGGTGTAACAGAAGTATTTAAATGGTACGACAACGATAATGACAATTTAGGAGAAGTTTGGCAAAGTCAAGAAACAGCACAATTTTATAAACCTCTTTCTACATTACCTAACATACCGCTTAGAAGTAGAAATTATAGATGGTACGATATTGGAACAGAATGGCAAAGTAATTTTGGTATTTTAAGAGGCGGTGATATTCCTGCTAACGTTATCGCAAATAATAGATTTGTTGATGAAGCGTCAATTACTATTAATACTTTCTTTGAAGATAATACACCATTTGCAGACAGAACAAACGTTACTATCGCAAATATAAGTGGTAGGGTAGAACATTTTCCAGCAAATATAGTAATTAACTTTACTAATACAACATTTGGATATAATTTATTTGATAGTGCAAATGTGGTTAATTTTAGACAAGAAAACGTTAATGCAGGTGTAACAGAATTTTATAAGGCATACGCAAATGGTGTAAGCCATTCATGGGGTGTCACAGGCGGTGTGGCAAACACAGCCGCTTCTGGTAAATTAGTTTTATCTAATGCAAATACAGTCGCTCAAACAGGTACATTAACGTATAGGGATTTACAAACAAATGTAGGCTTTTTACATGCCTCAGATAGTAGTAGTAATTTTAGTGTAGATAAATTAAAAGTCATATATTTTAGTGATAAAGAAAAACTTGATAAAGATATTGTGTGGACTATCGCAGATACATTTAAAGAAGCAGATGGATATTGTGACCCTAGAAAAGTTAAAGTTGCTCCTATAGATTCAGATGAGGATTTAGTACCAGATGATCCATTGCAATATGATGATTTTGTTAGTTCACAAAGTTTAGTATTTTTTGAATACTATACAGATTTTGATGGATATACATACGATAGACCAGTAAGTGGAGTATTTTTAGACTACAGAGGCGAAGAGGGTATAGATTTAACAGATCCTGATTATTTGTCGCCTAAAAGTTACTCAAATCAAACAGACTGGAATACTGTAAATTACTTAATAGTAGATACACTTGCAATAGCACAGGAGTTAAACAATGACCAAACAAGATATAGTGGGCTAGTTGTTTATGTTACAGCAAACAAAAAAGTTTATCAGATGCAAAAATCCAGTACAGCACCTAATAATGTTACATTAAATGAAACTACTGATTATATTGTACGAGAAGGTAGAGCAAGTACACAGAATACTGCTGTACAAGACCCACAAAATGTTATACTTAAATGGAATCATACAGCACCTAACGATGTCAGAATAGATCCAAGTATTAGTAATGTCGTTGAAATGCTAGTACTTACAGAAACATATTATCAGGAAATTTTAAAATATATTAATGTTCCAGGCACAGCATACCCTGTTTCACCAACAAGTGAAGAACTTTCAAACGAGTTTGAAAAACTTAATGAATTTAAGAGTGCTAGTGATACCATAGTGTACAGAAGTGCTAAATTTAAATTACTGTTTGGTGCAGATGCAGAAGATACTTTCCAGGCTAAATTTAAAATAGTAAAAATACCAGGAACAAGTTTAAGTGATAACGAAATTAAATCAAGAATTATAAACCTAATTAATACATATTTTGATGCAAATAATTGGGAGTTTGGCGAAACATTCTACTTTACAGAACTATCAAGTTTTATACATCAAAACTTAGGTAATGCAGTTGGTAGTATAGTTATATTGCCAAAAAATACAGCAGGTACATTTGGAGATTTATTCCAAGTAAAAGCAGAACCTAATGAATTATTTATTAGTACTGCAACAGTTGACGATATAGCAATAGTAGAAAAAATTACTTCACAAACATTAAGAACTGATAGGTAAAGATGGCAAAAATTTACGAACAATTACCAGTAGTAAATCAAACTACAGCAGTAAAAAACTTTTTTGAAAGTACTGTTGAGCAACTTTTTGCAGAAGCAAATAGTGAAATTATAACTGGCTTTATAGGTAAAAAGACTAGTGATGACCACAATGTGGATATTGCTTATCTTACAGAACCTACTATAGATAGAACTTTTTATAGTTTATCTCCAGTTGTAAATACATTAAATTTAACAACAGGTAAAAGTGAAGACTTTGTGTTTTTTGATGAGTATATAAACACATTAAAAATATATGGCGCAAATACTATTAATCAGGATAAGATTTTTTCAACAGACTTTCAGGCATACATGCCACCTGTTGATACTGATAAATTAATCAATTTCCAAGAATACTATTTTGATCCTGAAACAACAGCAAATTGTCATAATGTTGAGGTTTGGACAGCAGGTAATAGTTATGTCACAAATGATGTTATAAAAAATGGAACAGATTATTATATTGCAAACAGAAACTTTACTGCTGGAAACACTTTTGTAAAAGATGCATCGATAGATACTTATACATTTACGGCTGATATTACAAAAAGTACAAGTGCTACAGTAACAACTAATCAAGACCATAATTTTTATACAGGCGATAAAATACTTATTACCGGTGTAAGTGGCATGACTGAAGTCAATAACCAAACTTACTATGTAGAAAAAATTACTTCAAGAACATTTAAACTTTATACTGATAAAGATATAAGAACACCATTAGATAGTTCAGGATTCACAACATGGACATCAGGTGGTACAATAACTCATACTAGTGGGCCTAGTGCAATTAGTATTACAGGAAACGTCACAAACTATATTGATGTAGAGCAACACATAACAAATAAAAAAACATACACGCCTGCAGGTGGTAAAGCATTTAGAAACGGCATGATTGTTAGATTTAGTGGCAATTATGTTATATCAACAACAATTACAAAAGATATAGATTACATTGTTGAGGGTGTAGGAAGTAGTATTAAACTAATTGACAGAACTGTAAGTAGGTCTGCTCCATATTCCTATATTACAGGAAAAGATTACATACATTTAGGTAAAGGATCTACCAACAATAACATTTGGAGTAGAAATAACTTTTGGTGGCATAAAGACAATTATTTAGATTCAGAAGACAGAATTCCTAATCAGGAAAAAAGAGCATTAAGACCTATATTAGAATATGATGCGGATTTAGAATTGTATAATCATGGAACAACTTACAAAGGTAATGTTGATTTGTCACTAGCAGATTTTACATTTGAACAAGCAAAAAATTTACAATCAACTACATTAATTGACGGTACTCCAATGCTTGCCGGTAATGTTACACCTAAGTACAGATGTATATTTCCTAACGAAGATAGTTCAATAAACAAAAACATATACGAAATCACAACGTCAGGTTCAACACTAGCATTTAGTGTTGTAGACACTTTTACAACAGGAGATGTTGTAAGTGTACATCGAGGAGTAAACTTCATAGGATCAGAATATTACTATGATGGAACTAGTTTAAAGATAGCACAATCTAAACCAAATAGATCAACAGCACCTTTATTTAATCTCTATAAAGATGATAAGTCTTATTTAGGCGATAGCAGTTTATATCCACTTAATAACTTTACAGGTAATAAGTTATTTGCTCATAAAATAAGTACAGGAACAAACGACACAGAGTACGGCTTCCCATTAAGTTTTAAAGCATTTAAGAGTGCAAGTGAAATAGAATACGAAAACTTTGCACTTACTTCTACATATGAATATACAGCCGTTGGAGCAAGTACTAGAACAGAACAAAAAGGTTACTTTTATTACAAATTATTAAAACCTACTGTAGAATATCATACATTATATAAAAATTCAAATAAAAGGCATAAACAACGTATTTCTACACATTATGAAATTAATACAGTTGATGTAGACAATCAAAAACTTATATACTTTGCCGGTGCCGTACCAGATGCAGATGCTAATAACAGTAGTAATTATGACATAATCGTAAAGATAGATGGTGTCACTAATACAAACTTTACTTATGATGGAAACGGATTTATTAAATTTAACAGTTTTGATTTTGTAAAAGGCACACTTATTGATGTAAGTGTTAAATCTAAAAATGGATTAATTGCAGAAAATAGTATTAGTAAATATGACCTGCCTTTAAGTTGGAGAGCAAATCCTCTTAACACTGATACAATAACTATTTCAGAACCTGAGTATTTAGACCATATTTCGAATTATATGAAGTCTCAGAAAGGGTTTACAGGTAATGTTTTATCTGTAAACAATTTTAACAGTACTGATAAAGAATTACAATATGCAACAGACATAGTAAAAACAACACAAGATACTTTACTAGGCGCATATCTATTAGATGATAAACCTCATAACCTTGTAAACTCTATAAGATTTAATGCACAAGAATTTGCAAAATATAAGAAAAGATTCATTAATGAATTAGATAATTATTTTAATAATTTTGACGTTACAAATTTATCTAATGAATTTGTGTTAGAAAAAGTATTAAGAAATGTAATATCATTTAGTGTAGGAAGAAAAGTATTTAATGAAACATATTTATTACCATTTGGTGATAATTTTTATGAAGAAACTGTAACGGTTACAGATACAAATATAGTAGACTACACTCCTACATTATATTATGATTTAGATAAAATAGAAAATAGTTTATTGGTTTACAAAGACAGAGGAACTGATAGAACTTTATTATGTGTTGATAAAGACTACACATTTACGTCGTACAATCCTATCACAATTAGTTTATTATCTATTGGAGATTTTAAAACTGGTGATGTATTAACCTTTAAGTTTTATGACTCGGAAAGAGATAGTGCTCAGTGCCCACCAACACCAAGTGCTTTGGGCCTATATCCGTTATACCAACCAGTAAAAGAAACAGATAATAGTTTCCAAACAGCACAAATACTATTAGTAGGACATGACGGAAGTAAAAGGGCTTTATTAGGTGATAGACGAGACGACATAATATTAGAATTTGAAAACAGATTATACAACTCTGCAAAAGCAGAATTTAGAAATGCAAACAGTTTGGGCAATTATAGTGCAATCAATATACGCCCAGGACATTTTAGAACTACAGATTATGATAGTTCAGATTGGAACGATTTATTAAATCTAAATTTCCATAATTGGATAACAGAAAATAATGTTGACCCTATAAAAAATGATTTTTATGACTTAACAAACGAGTTCACTTGGAACTACAGAGGTTCAGGGAACCTACCAGGACATTGGAGAGGTTGGTACGAGTACTATTACGATACTGTAAGACCACATACCCATCCTTGGGAAATGCTTGGCTTCACAGAAAAGCCAACTTGGTGGGATACCACATATATTACTGCAACATATACAGACTATGGTAGTAGTAATACACCTATGTGGAATGATATAGAGCAAGGAAAAATAGTAAGTGGTGTAAGGGATAACGTTACAAATGAACTATACAAAAAAGTAGAATTTAATCCATTTATAAGAATAGGATTATTAGATATATTGCCAGTAACAAGTACTGCAACATTAAAATCACCTTACGATATAGCAACAACAGGAAGTACAACATTAACACCTACATGGACAAATACAACACCTAATACAAGTTTAGGTTATGTAACAACAAGTTTTAAAAGCCTAGATGGTGTAAATTTAACATTTGATAATTCTAATGTGTATTTAGAAAGTAAAAATATTGTAAGTCACAGTATAACAATAACAGATACCAATGCAACTTATATAGATGCTAAAGAACAAAAATTAAGTTATATTATACCTAGAAGAAATTTAGGTAGTCTTGCTAATGTAGGTACAGCAATGAATAGTCCTGCTGTAGCAGTAACAAATAGTGGACAACCTATTTATAATATACAGGATACTGCGGTATGGACAGCCAAAGACGGGACAGTATCAGCATATCATTATAACAAAGTAGAAACAGAAAATAGTCCTTTTGCATTAGGAAATACAGATAGTAACGGAATACAACATTATATTACATTAAATGCTGATGTAGTAGGTTCTACAGCATGGGGTAATGCAACAACACACTCAGGTATAGTGGGTTGGGCCTTTGATGGCTTACCAATTTATGGTCCATATGGTTATACCAATGTGGCCGCAAATGGAGAGATTATAGATAATACTATAACAAACATTAAAAGTTGTTTCGAGTTAAAAGCAGGAACAAGACCCTCAGGGCCAGGTGGCGCTCATACAGGAGAATTTACAGAAGATTACGAATACAAAGCAGATAATGACGGCGCAAATGGCTATGTTGGTGGTGGTAGTAATAGAGGTAAGTTTAATGTAAGATATAGTAAAACACCAGATTCTCCTAGCACAGCAATACAGTATTATGTTTGCACACAAGATGATACTGGTAATCCTATGTTCCCATATCATGTGGGCGGAGGTTGGAAAGACTTACATAGTGCAACTACAACTTATGCAAACCAGTATTTTAATGTTCCAAGTTTAAACAGTCACAGCAATAATGCAAACTTTGATCCAACGGCAACAGATGCCATAACGAGCGAATTTAGTGAAGTACAAACTACCACAAATAATATAAATGATCCATGGAGAATAGGTGACGGTGCTCCTGTAGAAAATGCATGGAAATATTCAGTAGAGTACCCGTTTGCAGTTGTTGAAGCATTATTAATTGCTAAACCTGGTATATTTGCTACAGTATATTCAGATCCAACTAAAATTACAAAACCTTCTGCAGATGCAAGAAGTTATATCAGTACGGTGTCTAGGAAAAAATGGTTGTTTACAGACACAACAGATTTCCTAATACATGGTGATAAAGACAGTAACGGCGAACTAATAACAAATATTGGTTATACACAGTTTATAAATTCCTGGTTAAACTTCCAGGGACTTAACAGTTCAGATAATTTTGCACAAAAATTAAGAACTTTAAATATAAAATTAGGCCATAGATTTGCTGGATTTGTAGACAAAGATACTATGAGATTGACATTAGATCAATATAGTGCTACTGGTTCATCAACAAATTTAATTTTACCAGAAGATAATATTACAGTTGATATACATGACTCAGCATACAAAACCAGAAACTATTATAGTGGTGTAATTGTTGAAAAAACTACAGACGGCTGGAAAGTTAGAGGGTATGATAAAAAATCAGGATATTTTGATACTTTACAATTAAATACAAATGGTCCCACAGAAAGTGTACAAGTAGGTGGAAACACAGTAAGTCATAGCCCATGGACAGCAAACGTATCTTACTCTAATAATTCCTATGTTATACATAATGGTGGGTATTACAGAGCAACTTCTGACGTGCCAAGTGCAGAAACATTTAACGTATTATTTTGGCAATCAATAAGTTCATTACCGCAAGAACAAAGTGCAACAGCAACATACTACCAGCAATCAACAGATGTTGTTGAACGTGTTTACTATGAAACAGAATATACTGATACGCAAAGTTTATTTAATTTCTTAATTGCTTTAGGAAGATTCCAAGCAAGAGCAGGATATGACTTAACAAATTATGATGTTAGCATAGGCGATACAAGAGATTGGTTATTTGGTGCGAAGCAATATTTATTCTGGACAACAGGTAGTTGGCAGGTAGGTAATACTATAGAACTTTCTCCATTGGCAAGTAAATGTAAATTTACACCACCTTCAGGATTTGTGGCAAAAGTAAACAGATCAGAAAGAGACATGTTCTCCATAGTAGACCAAACTGGTAAAGCAATAGAGCCTACAGAGTGTGATATTTTAAGAGAAGGAACAAGTATAGAAATTGTTCCTCCAACAGGAGTAGAAATATACGGCATTGTATTATACAGTAAAGAAATAGAACATGCAATGGTCATAGATAATGTAACTGACTTTGCAGATACAATTTATGATCCTGTACTAAATCAACGACAAAACAGAATAAAATTAAAAGCAACAAGAACAGTAAATTGGGACGGTAAATTAAGTACACAAGGATTTATTGTAAATGGCGATGAACTTATACCTAACTTAGATAACCTTGCACAAACAATGGGCAGATACAGTGAATTAGGATTTGTACCTGTAGAAAGAGACGTATATGAAGCAAGTAGAAGAATTTATGGTTACAAAGAAAGAACATACTTAAATGAATTAGATATTACAGACGACAACCAGTTTGAATTCTATAAAGGAATGATTCAAAACAAAGGTACAGAAACCAGTTTAAGCAGGATTGCACGAAGTAGTAAAATTGTTCAGGGAGATATGAACGTTTACGATGAGTGGTGCATAAAAGTTGGTGATTTTGGAGACGTTGCAAATAACCAAAGTATAGAAATAAATTTAAACCGTGCTAATGTAGTACAAGATCCACAACTTATAACACTTGCTTTCCCACAAGATACAACAGGAACAATTTCTGGTGTAAAGGTTGTTAATGCAAAACACAGGTACTTTGAAGTACCAACTATCACAATTAGTAATCCTACAACAGGAAGTAACGTTGCAACAGTTGTGCCTAATCTTAATAGTGTTGGAGAGATAAGCTCAATAACTGTTACTAATCCTGGTGCAGGATATACAGCAGACGCATCATTAAATATTTCAACAGCAAATGCAGATATTAGCACTAATGATACTAGCCAATTATTTACTAAAGTAGATGCAGTTTCATCTGCTAGTATTACATTTAAGGCATATGACAATTATTTAAATAACGTTTATCTTAGTGGTAGCAGTAATGTTACAAATATTTCAGGACTAGGAAGTTTAACTGTCACAGACCATTTTGGTAATTATAGTGCAGGTACTGACGCGGCAACATATAACTTAGGTAGTATTACAGATATTGCCAATGTTGCCACACTTATTAATACAAATGCAGACATGAACTCTAACATCACAGCAAGTATAATTACTGTTACTGGTGTAAGTGATAATACAGGAAATGTTGTAAATTGGTATGCAAATACTTCATATCCTGCAAATGCCAGAATAGCAAATGGTACTACAGTATATAAACTAGAACTAGATACTGGTACAGCCACAAGTACTGCAGGAACATTCAGTACTACAGTTACAAACGGTAACTTAGTAATTGCTACAGAATATAATAATGTTAGTTTATCAAATGTTGCTCCAGTTTATTTTGAAGCAACTTATTTAAAGATTGAAGGTAATGATTTTAGTCTTAGTGATAATAACAGTAACGTTACATTAGGCAAATTACAGTTAGGAAATACAAAAAGGTACCAACCAAGGCAAAGATATAAAGTTTTAACAGCAAATAATACTGTGGGTACAAATTATGTTGTAAGCACAGCAAATAATCAACTACAAACAGGAAATATTACAGTTACTATAGATAATACAACTTATAGTGCAAATAAAATAGTAGATAGTGGAGCAAATGTTCAACTAAGAAATCATGCTGATACTATAGCAATTTATGATGCTGGAGACAGATGGGAAATAAAACCAACTCAAGAGACACCTAATGCAGTAAGTGGAAACGTAGCAACTTATTCGTTAAGTACAACAGCGGCGGCTAACGTAACAAATATTATTAATGGTAGTACAAGTTTTGATACTACAAACCAAACAACTATAGACAACAATGATTATGCTTTTGTTGATGTTTTCATTGACGGAGATTATATTGAAAATGAAGGCGATATTATATATTACACACTAACGAATAATTCTGTAGTATTCCCTGATGTTACAATATTACCACAAGGAAAAATATCTAAAGATGCAAATGTTTATGTTGTAGAACATTCCACAATCGACTTTGTAGATTCATTTATGGGAGATATACCTGGAGCAAATTTAAACATTAAAGTAGCAACAAATGATGACATAACTGCTATAATTAAACCAGTTAGAAATTATGAAATAACACCAGATGTAAGTGACGATGAAATAATATTAATAGATATAGACGACAATAACAGATTCCTCAAAAAACCTTCTGGACTAAGATCAGATGAACTTTGGAAAACTACATCTAATGTAAGTGCATTAGGTATTACAGACAGCAAATTTAATCCTTTACCAAACGCAGGATATGTTAATACAGATAATGTAACATTTAGTGCATTTAATATACCTAGCATAAGTCAACTGTTTGGCCCTAATATAAGATTTACACCTGAAGCAAACGATACTATTCATGTTGCTAAAGCAGAAAATCAGGATTGGAATGTTTTCCAATTAAAAGATACAGACTCAACATTAAGTTTTGTTGAACAAGATGATGATACTGAAACAGCATACTTATACTTAAATGATGTTGACTTGTTTAGTTATGTTGATAACAATGCCATAGGCGGAACAGACAACAACAGATACCTAGATTACCATTTGGTAATTAGAGATGCAGATTTATCAGATCAGTTTGTTGTTTGGACTAACCAGGAAGTAGTTAATAAAAAAGGTGTAAAAATATCAGACTTTGCGGGTGTAAACATGGTAGCCGCAAATATTACTCGTATTGAACCAAATAGTGTACTGAGTATAAGCAATATTACACCAGCAATAACAGACAGCTCTGTTGCAACAGCAAACACTACTGCAAGTTCAGGTACTATGCAGATTAGTACAAGTGTTTATAATTTAGTAAATGGTGATACAGTAGGCTTTGCAGAGTCACAGCCACAACAATTTACATTCAATACAACAAGTGAAGAGTTAGTTACTGTAACTGCAACTGCTACATTAAGTACAAGCTCAAATGTTTTAACTTACACAGCAAATTCCAGTACAAATTTAGCAAATGTAAAATATGCTACTGG